ATGGCGAAACGGGAAAACTATAACGATTTGTACCTGTTCATGCAGGTAGTACGGGAAGGGAGCTTTACAGCCGCAGCACATCGCCTTGGCCTGGCACAATCAGGAATAAGTCGTTCAGTACGGGAACTTGAAGAACGGCTGGGCGTTCAGCTCCTGGTACGCACCACGCGCAGATTATCTCTCACCCATGCCGGTGAAAAGCTCTACCGGACCATTGAAGCAGGATTCGACGCTTTAGATATGGGGCTGGACACGCTGGCTCATTATCGCCAGTCCCCATCGGGGACGGTACGCATCAATGCCAGTCAGCATGCTATTGATAAATTGCTTCTGCCAAAGCTTGCGGTGTTTAAGAAGAGCTACCCGGATATCCGACTTGAACTTATTAGCGAAAGCCGATTTGTCGATATTATTGCCGAGAGGTTTGATGCGGGTGTTCGCCTGGGGCCTGAAGTAGGTAGTGGCATGGTTGCTGTGCGTATTTCCCCTGACATGGAGATGGCTGTTGTCGGCACGCCTGATCATTTTCGTCGCTATGGCTTTCCGCAAGCCCCCGCAGATTTAGCGGTTCATCCCTGCATCGCTTATCAGTTTGGCGACGGGAAACTGTACTCGTGGGAACTTCACCATAACGGTAAAAAAATCACCCATCGGCCGCAAGGGCAGTGGATTTTCGCTGACAGCTATATGGAGGCCAAAGCAGCCAGGCTGGGCCTGGGATTGGCTTATGTTCCCGAAGAGTTGGTATCTGATGATTTAGAACAGGGTTCGCTCATCAGAGTTTTACAACGTTACAGCCAACGCCTGGAAGGCTCATTTCTATATTATCCGCACCGCAATGTGTCGCCTGCTCTGCGAGCAGTTATCGATACGTTGAGAATTTAGGACTGAGGACGAGCTTATACACATGTAAGGGTAAAAGGTCCTCTTTTGGCACAAAGCTGATATGCAGTTTGAAAGGCAGATATACGAATTCAACTATGGGCCAATAAAATATCAGATCAAGACCTTTATCCAATCTTTGCCACGATCATCATGATATTTATCGGTTTGTTGCTGGTTTTTATGACCCAACAGGTTTTTGGTATTAATTCCCTGTTCCCGGTATAAACGCTCCGATAATGACCGCATTTCATGAAATGTTGCCGGTGTTCCTTCTCCCCAATCGATGTCGGTTTTATCCCTGGCTTTTTTAAAGTTGGTGGTCAGGGTATTTGCGGTTACCTGTCCGCCGGGCTGTGACTGTGATGTGTTTCGTGTGTAGTGGACTAAATATTTACTGACATACAGATCACGGCATCCGGCAATCACATCCCGCAGGCTGATATTGAGTGCCTGACACCGGAGGGATAGGGGGATAGCAAGCCGTGTTCCGGTTTTTTGCTGGATGACATGCAGATGATCATCCCATATATCACGGAATTTCATTTCTGAAATATCACCGAGGCGCTGTCCGGTAACAACAGCCAGTAACATAGCATTTCCGAGATATTTATGGTCCTTACAGGCGATATCATAAATTTTCAGCCATTCTTCCAGGCTAAGTCGTTGCCGGGTTACCTTTCGTCGTGGTTGCTTTGTTGCGAGGGCTGGGTTATATCCGGGCGGAACTTCACCGGCATGCTGTGCTTCTTTGAATACATCGATTAACACCGAACGGACAACCTGAGCCATCCGGTGCTGACCACTGGCCTTATACTGATCCAGAATATCGGCAATATCACGGGCATCGACTGCCGGTAATGGCTTTTGTGACAACGCATGACGCATCAGTGCAACAGGTTTCTGTTTTTGCTTAAAGGTATTCTGTTTTATTTCACCGTCTGCCAGACGCTCCGCCTGGATTTTCTGGTACCGATCCAGCCAGGTATTAACAGTGATTTCTTTGCCTTTTATTTTTGCCATCCGATCACTGATCGCCATTACCTGACGGCTTCGCTGTTCAGCCAGCCGCAGATTAGCCTCAACCGCAATTATTTTGGCCTCTTCCTCATTGTCACCGAGATAATGGAATTTCCCGGTGACGGGATGTCTGTACCGCCAGTACACCTTGCTGGTTTTCCTGCTGAAAAACGGGTACAGGTTGGGGATAGTGATATTATTTTTACGGGGTCTGGCAGCCATCAGTTAAAATCCTTTGCAGCCTGGGATTGTCACTTTTACTGATCACCGGTGAGATTAAATTACCGACAAGTTCGGCATCTTCTCCCACGCGCCAAATACCACCTTCTTTCTGTGCCGGTGGGAAAAACAGACCACATCGGGCGTACCGCTGTAATGTTCCCAGTTTAGGCGGGCGGCTCCTGTACCGGTCTTCTGCCCATTCATCCAAAGTTAACATTTTCATAGTCACACTCTGCACATCACCGTATACGATTAAGACTGTTCAGATATAAGAAGAGCGTAGCTTCAGTGAATATTTCTTTTTTTAATAGTGTCTTTTATTGCTTTTTTTATAGCCTCTGTAGTCGTCCCTTCGCTGGCAATATGTTCACCGATTTTTTCTAAAAAAGAGGCTATATAAGGTGCATTTTCAGGTATGTTGAATTCCTTACTTACTTCAACATTAATGCAGGGTGCTTCATTTAAAGTCACTGTAATATTAATCTTAACACTTGGCTTATCCTGTTCTGACATGATGTATATCCTCTTTAAAATAAAGATTATATATTTTATTAAACTAATTTATTCTCTGGTGCGGGCAGTAAAAATACCGTCGGTTAAAGCGGCATAAAATAATTAAGCTTTGAATTTACCGGTATAGGTTTTGAATATCGGTTTTTAAACACACCGGTATTTAACCCGGAGAGAAACTCCGGGACATTGGTCATACGGTTATTCTCGCTCATCGCGTTTTTCCTTTCGTTGTCTCTTCACACAAAGATAAGTCCACCGGCGGTCAGGCAAGGTATCTATCCGGCAGGACGATTTACACCGGTGGACTTATATTTGTAAAAAATGGCGGCCGACAGGTGGACTGCACCGTGTTATGCACGGCCGCTAATGATGCTGCATCGTTATTGTTATGGGGTCGTCTCTCTTCACAATATTCGTGCCCGGTTGTTTAACCACCTCGGGCGACGGTGGTATCTTGGTGTTCTCACACAACCAAGAGGGTAAAGCATGAAAACCGGTCAACTTGCTACTCTGTTTGAACAGATACAACGCATTGTTTATCCATTCTATAACGCCATATATAATGATAATTATTCCCGTAGCGGCGATAAAGATAGCGCCAAGTTGCATTCCTACATGCTATTGGTTCTTGAAATTTACATTGCTGACTACAAAGAAAAATTAAATTTAAGCAAGACACCATTTATTAAATTGACGGGTGATTCAGTATTAAGGCATGCGATACTAACTGAATACCGGTATCCAATTGAACAGGCTAATTCTCTTTCGCTTCAGCAAATGGTTTTTCTTCTTCTGAAACACCTATCCCCTGATAGCTTCTGTGAAGGAGTTCGTGACTATTTAAATGTAATAAAATTGAATTCAGATCATTCGAAAATTGATTGGAATCTGAAAGTAAACTGGAATCTGGGTGATGGCGCAGATTATTTATCAGGGCCTGACACTGAATGACGCCGTGCATTTCTTTTATGAGATAACCAAGTAATTTTCTTGATTCAATTATTGCGCGTCTGGTTACTTTTAATTTATTGATCTCATTCTCCATCCAGCGGATCAGTGCATCTAAATCAAGATTTCCTGAGTAGATAAAAGGCTCATCACCATAGGGTGGCACTTGCTGCACTGTTTTTTCATTTTCAGTTGTCATAACGTCTATCCCCCCACACTAATTAATACTCTTCACACAGTTATTCAGATACGCAGCCGTTACTGCGGTTGTACTGTTAAAGCACAGAAGTCTTCCCATCTGGCGATGTCTTCATCGAGGCGGGCCATAGTGCGCTCGTGGTCACGTATCTCTCTTTGGCGCTCAGCACGGAGTGATTGCAGTTTTTGAAGCGCCCGGGCTTTTTCAGTGATCCACGCCGCAACTTCGTCTGCTGACATGTTGTTGGTGGTGATGATTGGTTCGACTTGCATTTGGCTACCTCATTTTTTCACCTGAGATAAATATAGCAATAGGTATTTAATATAGCAATAAGTATTTTATTTATTGGTAGGTAATTTAGTGTAACCAAATGAATTAAAACAAAAAAAATACAAAATAACGAAATTTAATACTCTATGCTATCACGAGGGGAGGCGGAATTTTCTTGCAATATAACGCTAGATGTTTAAAGTATATCTATATAGCTGTATATTTATACAGTTATATGATCCGGTGTTATATTCGAGAGGAATGGGACAATGGTGATGGTGCTAATGAGATGCGGAGTTGGTAAGTATGAAAAGGTTTTTACTGATGACAAGAAAGCCTCTGATTATCTTCTGAAGTCTCGGATAAGAAATACCACCACACCGAGGAATTCTGCGGCAGATAGGTCAACTAATGGAACGCGCGGATCGTCAACTGAGAGAAATCCATGCTCACCACCGTCAAGAAACTTATAAGCAGAAATATTCTCACCCACTTTTGCGATAACTAAATCACCTGTTCCTGGTGATATTTCGTAATCGGTTATAGCTATGCTTCCGGATGAGACATCAGAACAGCCTGTATTGCGGTTTATAATGTAGGCTCGGTATGAAGAAAGTGGCTTTCCGACAGGTGAGAGCACGAAATCTTCAGTTTTCCCTTTCTCGTTCCAAACAGGAATATTCAGTGACTTATCAATTTGATATGGCGACTCTTTATTCGGGCTGCTCATTTCTCCAACCCCGTTTGCAAGCCAGTCTATATTGACTGCAAGCGCATTCGCGATATCCACCAATTTCACCGATCCTTTGGCTTTTCCGTTCACCAATCGCCAGATAGTGGGTTGAGCGACGCCAGATGCCTCCGCTAAAGAAGCCTGAGTCATGTCACCTCGGATTTTCATAGCCTCTTTGAGGCGCTCTGCAAGTGTGCTTTTCATGTACGCGAATTTATAGCCATGAGTATTTAATTGCAAACACGAATTGCTATTGAATGAGTTAATACTCATTGCTATTATTTCCTCGTAATTATACGAATGAGGTTAAACATGAAAAATAAAGCGATCCAAAAGGCAATCAGTATCGCTGGCGGACAACAGAAACTCGCCACGTTATGTGGTGTCAGCCAGCCGACAGTATGGCGTTGGCTTCATGGTGGCGGTATTGATGCCAGATTCGTGATGTTGATCGTTAAAGCTACTAACAATGAAGTCTCTCCTCTAGATATTCGCCCCGATTTAACCGACTTAATGGCGATGCATCGACCGCAGACAGAATAAGAATACATGGTGACCATGAAGGACATAACTACAACCCAATCTGAAAGTGAGTAGGCAATGAAAAACCAATCCCTGAAAGAAGTTGTAAGAGAGATGTGCAGTCTGGTCCCCGGAGGACGTGATGCAATGGCCGGTTCCCTTGGCCTGTCCCTGACGTCATTCAATAACCGGTTTTATGAGAAAAACGGCTGCCGGTTCTTTGATCACCATGACCTGATGGTGATGCAGGAAGTCTCCGGAACTGTGCTGTATGCCGAATATGTTGCGGCGGAGTCCGGAATGCTGCTGGTGGACAGCCCGAAAAAAAGTGAAATCGGCCGTACTGACTTATACGAAAAGAGCGTCAGGGCATCCGTTATGCGCGGGGCTGTGGACCTGTGTATCAGTAAGGCTATTGAGGACGGAGAAATCACAACAGGAGAAGCGGATGCAATACGGACTGCACACTACAGAGACATGCAGGCCAGAACAGACGAGGTTGAATCCACGATTATTTTATTTACCCGGACTCAGAAAGGGTGAAGCCGGGAGTATACGGCTCCCGGCTTCGATCGCGCCATATCAATTGTGTGAAGAGATAAACGCATGAGCAGATTAACTCATTCAATACCGGAAAGGCAATTCAAATGCATTGTTACCGGCAGTGAACCACTTCGTTATGTGGAAAGCATACCGGGTGGCGGTACAGCCGACAACTACCGGAAAAAACCGGAAATGGTAGACCGGCAAAAGGTGGAGGCCAGCTGGTCGCAGTTTTATTACCGCAGCGGAGGTCAGAATGCCTGAAGAAACAGCTGACAATCTGAACCGGTATTACACCGATAAGCGGGGACGGAAAGTCCGTGTTATCCGGTATGACCGGGAAAACAGCCGGGTGATTTTCATGCGTGATGGTTATGAGCACCCGTGCTTTGAACCGCTGAAAATCTTTCAGGAACGGTATGCACGCTGTCCGGATGAGGTGAAACCATGAGCATGATTTTAACTGCACGGGCTTTGCAGATAAAAACAGGCAACCCGCTGCGAAAACTGGTACTGGTCAAACTGGCAGACAATGCCAACGACCAGGGGGAATCATGGCCGTCTGTGCCGTACATTGCTGAGCAGTGTGAAATATCTGAACGCTCAGTGCAGAACCACATCAATGCCCTGGTGAAAATGGGGCTGGTTCGTGTTGAGTCACGAAAATCGGCCAACGGTCTGAACCAGTCAAATATTTATCATCTGCGCCTGGATGCTACCGCTGTGAGTGGTGAATCTCCTGCACCCTGTGGTGCAAATCCTGCGGGGGTGAGTGGTGCAAATGGTTCCCGGACTGGTGCAGCAGATGCACCGGGTGGTGCAAATGGTTCCGGTAGTGGTGCAGGAGCTGCACCCGGAATCAGTCATGATCCAGTCATAGATCCAGATAATAAAAATATTAATCCTGTTCGCGGAAAAGCCAAAAGCAAAACCGTGATGCCGGAAAACTTTGCACCGACACCAGAACACATTGAGCAGGCCAAAGCCGCCGGTCTGGACATTCAGGACGAGTTTCAGAAGTTCAGCGATTACCACGCCAGCAAGGGTACGCAGTATGTCTGCTGGAACTCCGGTTTCAGATACTGGCTGAATACGGCCGCCGGATTTAAACGCTCTGCGGACTCAAAGAACATCGACACCACCGAGTGCGATGAAGTCTTCAGAAAAATGTTCTCATCCTCCGACTGGAAGCCAGAAAACCGCGTACAGGAGCTGGTCGCAAAACACAAATCCTACATTGGGCGGATGAATGAAATTGCCGGACGAGCAGCATTTCGCGGGTACTGGAAACAGGCCACAGAGCAGGCCGCAAAAGAACGGGAGGCTGCGTGATGATGCTTTACACCCGAATTGCGGCAGAGGAACCGGCCGGAACTGAAATCACCTCCGGGTACATCATGGAGAAATACGGCGTATCACGCAGTATCAGCCAGTCAGCTGTCAGGGTTTTAGCGAAGATTGAAGCGGTCACGCCGACCCGGTGGCGGGGGAATGACCGGATGGCTTTCCGGATATTGCCGGATGCACAGGAGAAAGTCCGCGAATATCAGGAACTGGTGGCAGCCTGTCGGCGGGGAGTAAAAAAGGTCCGCTGTACGGACCCGGTACCGGAAGAGAACCGGGCCATTCTCACCGAACGGGAATTTGTATCCGTCTATAACCGTTTGTTTACGGCCTTCACGGCAAAACAGCGGGAACTGAGAAGAAAAAACGGTCTGGCGATGTGAGGCGCAGTATACGGCTGCGCTTAATGAGCGGAGAGATAAACGATGAGCAATCTGATTATTGTTGACGGTATTAATGTGCGCCGGGACATGGCCGGTCGCTATTGCCTGAATGATTTACACCGTGCCGCCGGGGGTGAAGAGCGCCATAAGCCATCTAACTTTATGCGGATGGAATCAACACAGGCATTGTGTTCAGAAATCGACCGATGCTCAGATATGAGCATCGCCTCTGTAAACACTATTCGCGGCGGTACGGAGCAGGGGACATATGTTGCCCGTGAGGTTGTTTATGCCTATGCCATGTGGATAAGCCCGCTGTTCAACCTGAAGGTTATCCGCACGTTCGATGCGGTGGCCGGAACACAGCAGGCGGTACAGCTGGCCGATAAGGTACAGGCAGGCGCTATCCTGCTGGAGTCTATGGCGAAAACGCTGAATCTGTCGAATTTCTCAAAACTGGGCGGGTATCAGAAACTGCAAAAAATGGCTGGTCTTCCGGATCTGGCTCCCTCCTATGCGATTGATGCACCAGCGGGTGCGGTAGATGGCTCCAGCAGACCGACAACCTCTCTGACTACGCTGCTGAAAAATCACAATGCCGCATTGTCTGCGACCAGAGCATATAAACGTCTTGCTGAGCTGGGGATTGTCGAACAGAAAGCCCGTCCGGGTTCGAAGGGAACACAAAAACTGTTCTGGTCTGTTACATCAAAGGGGCTTCTGTACGGCAAAAATATCACATCTCCGGCGAACCCGAGGGAAACGCAGCCGCATTTCTTTGAGAGCAAATCAGCGGAACTGCTGGCACTGATGATGATTCCGGCGGTGGCCTGATGAATTACCTGTTAACCGGCTTTGTTCAGAAAGATACCCGGATCCTGATGTTTAATCCCGGTGCTGAGATTTGCAACTTCCGGAACGGTGCACGTTATGTTGTCAGTGCGGCTCCCCGTTCAATGGATGGCATTCCGTCCGGCCGCGTTCCGGCAGATGCACAGCCGCTGCTGGCAGATGAACGGGTACTGCGTTTCCTGGACAATCCCGCCGTGGTAAAAGCTGCCGGTGGTTTACAGGGATTTCGTCATTACGTTTCATCAGTAAATCATTGCCAGATTGATGACGAAGCAGATCCGTATCATCACCATGAACTGACCATAACCCGCCACAAAGACGGTTTTATCCGGACGTGCTGGCACCATGACAATATTCTCAGGAAGGGGGAATGCTGCCAGCAGCAGGCGGACAAAATTCTGTTACGCAACCAGCGGGCATTTGTGGCACGCAATATCTTTACCGATTTACGGCTGCCCGGCGGCCATATTCTGAATCCTTCCGATTTGTTCACCTGGTCTGTGATGCATCGTGTCAGTGAGCATCTTCCGGCCTTTATCTGTTCTTACATTCTGATGCAGTCACCGGAAGAAGAGATAACCGGCACCATGACGGAGTATTCCATTGTTCACCGGACGCGCTCACACAGCCGGATTGTTCAGGACATCGTAGAGCAGATAAAACCGGTCGTTGTTCCTGATATAGAGCCGGAGCCACCAGCAAGTTTTATGCGGATCCCGAAGTTAAAGCGCTGGGAGTGTCCGAAGTACCTGCAATGGGTGAAGAGTCAGCCGTGCTGCGTATGTGGTCAGCAGGCAGATGACCCGCATCACATCATCGGGCACGGCACCGGCGGTGCCGGTACAAAGGCACACGACATTTTCACCATCCCACTGTGCCGTATTCACCATGACGAGTTACACCAGGACGTTAACGCCTGGGAGCGGAAACACGGCAGCCAGCTGGAGTTGTTATTTAGATTTATGAACCGGTCATACGGGATCGGCGTTTTTGGTTAATGCGCTGTACGGAGTGCGGAGAGATAAACGATGAGCAATATTCAGATGATATTAGAACGCTGGGGGGCATGGGTTGCGGATAACCCGGAATCTGTAACCTGGTCATCAATTGCCGCCGGGTTTAAAGGGCTTATCCCCGTAAAGGTTAAGAGTCGTCAGCAATGTACTGATAATGATGCACTGGTGATATCCGGCATTATGGCAAAACTGAACATCCGCAACAGCGATATGCATGATCTGCTTTTTGATTACTATGTTTTCGGTAAGACGTTTATTCAGTTGGCCAAGAAATACGGGTGCTCAGACACTCACATAGGGAAAAAACTCCAGAAGGCAGAAGGGCTGGTGGAAGGAATGCTCATAATGGGAGATGTAAAACTGGAAATGGACGGTACATCACATCATGGAGGTATGCGGACATTTATGAACAAATTACATGATTTAAAAATTAATGCTTTACGATCGTAAAAAAGACGCTATTGTGATCAGAGTTATTTCTGTGTCTTATTGATTATGAACTGAAACCCCCGTTTTTACGGGGTTTTTTTATGTTGATAAACAGATAAGATAAGTTGTTAAAATCAGTTGTGGTTTACGTGTGGTGATACGTAACATTTGAGGGATAAAATAATATAATTTGCTATATGTGAACATCTGTGGCTTAATGATCTCACTGGTTTGGAAGTACAGGCCTATTTATGCTAGTCAGTTTAAAGTCGTTCACCATTTAGCGTTATCCCCGATACCACTTCATTGCGAATTCCTTCTAATTAATTCCCATAAGTAAAAATAAAAAACAAACCGCATATGCCTTATGGCAATCAAAAAAATTAAAGGAAATTCTATGTCTAATACAATGACTGGTTCAGTAAAATGGTTTAACGATGATAAAGGTTTTGGCTTCATTACTCCTAAAGATGGTAGTAAGGATGTTTTTGTTCATTTCTCTGCAATTCAGAGTGATAACTTCAAATCCTTAATCGAAGGTCAGGAGGTATCATTTACCATGGAAAACGGAATGAAAGGTCCTGCCGCTGGTAATGTGGTGGCGCTTTAAAGACAATATAATCATTGCTTTCTATTTTAAATGCCCATGCTGTAGCGGTTCACAATACCGAACATCACAATTTGATATTTCATTAAGTAACCCGCATGGAGCAAGATGTATTTTTTGCAAAAGTGTGATGAAAGCAGAAACCAACTAAGCATTAAATAGTCAATTATTTTAAACCTCGCAATGTCGGGGTTTTTTGTTATCTGGTACAATAGGCAGTCTGTTTTTTGAGAAAGAGCTATAATACCAGGATCGCCTTACCTCATTGCTATTAATAGTAAATCTTGCAAGTGCGGGTTATTACTTAAAATAAATGTGGTATCCAACTGGAATATTTTCCTAAGGAAATACCTGTGAATAGAAAAACTATTTTCAGTTATGCTCTTATGTTTACTAAAAACCTTTTTATTGTCGTACTGCTGCTTTTAGTTGTTTTTGCAATGGTGAATGGGTTTAAGTGATTTTCTTACGGTGTTGACTGAAGAATTATGAGCCTCACTTCGGTGGGGCTTTTTTATATCTCTAATTTGTAACGATAACTCACAGATTCAACTCTCAGGAATTTACAGATAGTTTACATGTTTGGTTATTCCGAACACCTGATTACCATGCTATTGAGTTTTGGTTCGTAGTACTCAATATATTAAAATTCCGATCACAATGGCATTTAAGGATTACACCCGTTAGTGGGGGTAGTCTGTCAGCACCAGCACTGCGGTGGAAAAGGGCTGACCTGTCGGCGCGTGCCGCTGCAAAGGGGGGTAGTTATTATGGCGAACCGAATGAATTAGAGGGCACTGGTATTTAAGAGCTGTCAGAAATGCTCAGGTCATGGGGAGAAATGAGAGTCGTTGTCGGTGGATTATCAGGCGATAAAACATCTGATACCAAATATAAGTGGACTTGGCGAAGTAATTGGAAGCCGTTTTATGATGATTTGGTTGGCAAGTACCATATTGAGTAAAATTGTTGTTTTGATATGTAACATTATGACATTTAACTGGCTGTTTATTACGGACAGTTTTTTTGACAAACTGCCCGTTTGGTTTCAGAGGGATTACTGATGATTATTTTTTGATTTTTTGTACCATAGAAAAAAATGGATAAGTCCAAATCCACCATGTCCATAGATATATATTTCTATTAGCACGGTTAATGATTTATGGATGTTTCTCGCCTCTAATGCTGATGGTGAATGCTGTAACCATAAAAAAAACCATATTATTCCTGATATGATGACTATCGATAATGCCCCGAGTCCCAATCCCTGAACTACGGCGGCCAACCCCCTTGGAGCGCTGTCTGGTAGCTTTAGCTTCATCAGTTGTTTTATATCATTTTTCAATGGGACAATATCTCCCCAAAGATAGGGATAAAAATACCGCATTCCCCTTTCATGGAGGCATACAATAATTAAGAGTAATGTAATGAAAAATAAGCAAAAACCAATAGTGATATGAGCCCATGTGAAAAAATAAGTCCAATCCAGCGGAGGTATAACAGGGGATTTTGTGCCTTTCATCCAATTACTGATAATGATTTGCGCCAAAACAAAAATCAGGACTGCACAATGCAACAATCGTACTTTACGTGATTGATACAGGCTGAAAAAATACCATATTTCTCTTGTCAGATTCATATATGCCCCAAAATCGAATAATAAACATATGTAATATATCATTCCTGCCAGATAAATGAGGTAATGTTGTGCATAATTCCATGTTGTCCGAAAGTGCCTTATTATATTCCGATAGTGGGATTTCTATACATATTCACACTACGCAAATTCTAAACCGCGCACTCGCGGGTTTTTTTATTACATGAAATAAATATAAGACTTGCTGTTACTTTTAGTCAGAGTTACATGTGTAGTTATGCACAATAACTGACCTAAGTTATAAAATGTCATTTTAAAACAGAGTGATATGACAACAGCGGCGGAGGTGTTACCAGGCGGAATTTTCTCTGTCAGCGATGCGGCTGCCTTGTCAGGGCTTCCCATGCCGCGTTGCCGACTTCTTCTTACTCAGTTCAGCCTTGCCGGTCTTTTGAAAGACTGCGGCAACGGTGAGTGATTCAAACGACTTTAAACTGTGAAATGGGCGGCTGGTGGGGGTTGGTAGCACCTTCCCAGCCATTCACTCGTTATAGCGATCACGGATAAACCAAAGGCCCACTACTTGTTTGCACAAAGCAAAGTGAGCTTAACAAAAAAGATTACCCTGATCTATGAAAAACACTGTTAATTTAAACAGTGTTAATTTGGTTAACGACGACTCACTCAGCTATATCAAAACCCTTCCGGTCCATGGCGGTAGCAAAACAAAGAAAGCCTGCGTTGTTTTTCCCCGTCTACTGAGCGGGTTCTGTTTGCAGAGCACTATCAGGGACAGGTAAAAGGAAGAGGCAGTGAGTACCATCAGCGGCGGAATGAATTAAAGAAAAATGTGTTTAACCCGCTGATTGAGTATTTCCGGCAGGCGCGTGATGCATTGGGTATCACGGCAAAAGAAATTGACCAGGCAACCGGCAAGCAGATGTCGTCACATTGGTTCGGGTATAGTCAGTGACAGTTACCGAATGAAGTGGATTACCGAAAATTACAGGCACTTTTTCAGAGGAAAGCCGCAGAGTGTCAGCGAAATAACCCTTCATGCCGTGAACATGATGATCTGGTCAGTGAGCTGCGCACCCTCCGGCGTGAATATTACGAACTGTCAGATCAGTATCAGTTGTTGCGCCGTTACTTCATGGTATCAGTTGATGTGACTTATACCGATGTGTGGACATTTCCGCCGGTTCAGTATTACCCCGGAAAGCACCCCTGTGAAAAACCGGCCGCAATGATGGAGCACATCATAAAAGCTAGCAGCCGGGAAGGTGATCTGGTCGCTGATTTCTTTATGGGATCAGGGGCGACACTGAAAGCACCCCTGAAGTACAACCGCCGCGTTCTGGGTGTGGAAATGGAAGCGGAGCGGTTTGAGCGGACGAAGCGGGAACTGACAGATATCGCTTATTTGCATTCAAAAGTAACGTGGGCTACACCGTTCACAACTAAATGAGAATCGATTTCTGTCTTTATCACTTTTACAGCCTTGTTTTGTGCGGCGCAATATGATGCTGCATTTTTAATTGCCTGAGCTTCTGCGCCACTTTGTCTACCGGCGGCCGGAGCTGACTCCACGGAGGCCAGGTAATGACCATCGTCTGTTTTTTGAATATCGGACTGATATGTCAGGCCTAATCCATTAAATTTGGTATTGTCATTTTTAACTGCGCAGCCACTTAAAAGGAAACCAAGGACAATAGGTATTACGATTGATTTTTTCATTTGCTGAATCCGTTTCAATTTAAAATGTCTGTGGATTATACAAAACAAACGTAAATGAAATCTAAACATATATATCATTGCACATGGTGTATATAAGGATGCGTTAAGCTTCAACTCTCCGGAATGTCCGGATAGTTCACATGTTCGGTTGTTCCAGCTGAATATTAGTAGCGATGGCCCTGTTAGCGCATAGCAGCCTGGCTGAGCTAAATCAGGCTCTCATTTCAGACAAAAAAAAAGCCGGTTTGGGAATAACCGGCATAAATAATAAACGATATTATTTTCATATAAATTCAGGTTTTTGTTACCTTATCATTATAGCCTGAAAATACGTATTTATCCGTGATAAGTTTGAAAAACGATTAAGCATGTGAACATGTCTTTTCTCGACTTATCTATCAGATATTTATTGTGTGAATTAAAAAAACGTATTACAAAGGTCGCCATGTGCGGCCTTTTTTATTGTCCGCAACAATAAGAGCATTGGAATACGACAGGCTCATTATCTAATCCGTATTCGGTCTCAGTGCTCTTCTTATTGCTTTCCCGCCGCTGGTGGGATTCCGAATAATGCCGCAGCCACCTCACTTTAACCTGTTTAAAACATATAACCCGGTTGCGGCATTACCCCTATCACTCAACATACGGAACACTCCGCAGGGGGTGGATATGCGCATGTCTGACAAATATTCCAGCCCTACAGCATACGCCTGGGGACTTATAACCTCTGCTTTTGGCGTTTTATCTCTGGACCAGTGGGCTATTGTTGCCGGGATCATCTGTACTGTCGGTACGTTCCTGGTGAACTGGTATTACAAACGGAAGGAATTTCAGTTGAAAGCCGGAGAACATCATGAATAAGCGATTGGTTAAAAAGGTCATGGCTGCTTGTACTGCTGGGGCAATTGCCGGTGCGCTGGTGCTGATCCCCGTATATGAAGGTGTTGAGTATACGCCTTATCGTGATGTGGCCGGAGTGCTCACCGTATGTTATGGCCATACCGGCAGTGATATTCAGCTCGGCAAGCTGTACACGGACGCTGAATGCAAGGCCCTGTTGCACGACGACCTGACGAAAGTCCGGCGCGCGGTTGATCCTATGATCAAAGTGCCGATTGATGACAATACCCGGGCGGCCATCTATTCATTTGTCTACAACGTCGGCCCCGGCGCGTTCTCGCGCTCCACTATGCTGCGCAAACTCAATGCCGGTGATATCGCCGGTGCGTGTGACGAAATGAAACGCTGGACATTTGCCGGTGGCAAGCAGTGGCACGGACTGATTAACCGGCGGGATACGGAGAACGCGGTATGCCACGGAACCCCTTAACGTTGATCATCATTGCTATCATCCTGCTGACTACTGCTCTGCTGTCGGTTTGTTATCTGTATTCACTCCCGAATCACTGTAAGCCTCTGCCGGGTAACCCGCTGGGCGGTGTGATCCATTATAAGTGTGAAGCGTTATGAACCGGAAAGAAGCGGTAATTGCCGCGCTGTTTATTGCTGCCGCCTGGTGGGTATATGACACCTACCGAGATAACCAACAGCTGAAAGTGAGTAACACAGTACTCTCAGGCCAGTTATCAGCACAGCAGGCGATAAACACCATTACGCTTTCAGCCGTTGCCATCAGACACCGCGCAGCACTCGACAACATCAAAGCCAAACGGGCCGAGGACACAGAGCATGTCAAAGTTAAGACTGTTATCAAAACTGTTTTCAAAGACAGTGAATGCGCTGCTGCTCCTGTTCCCGCTGATGCTGTCAGTGAGTTGCGCAGATACGCGACCGGAATTAATACCCGCGCCGGTGGTGCCGCTTCCGCCGCAACTGACCGCTGATTGTGAGCAGGTAGATATACCGGATGATCTGACGTTCGGTGGTGCCGTAGAGCTGCTGGCTGATGCTATGAAATACATTGCCAACTGCAATCACGATAAACGGGCAATACGGGAGATTGAAGCGGAGAGGCAAAAAAAAGCCCCAGAATAAAGGGGCGCATATGGAATATTAGAGAAGTAGTTATTGTTATTTTCGTACTGAGTATACCCTCAGAACTTCCGTAATTTCAATTCGATTAAAAAATCAAAAAAAAGCCCTGTAAAACAGGGCGGTAAGGCAATTGAAGAAGAATATTTACTCTAACTACGATGTTCAATATACAGGCTGCTTCGCGTACTAATCAACAACACTTGATTATAAGGATTTCGAGGCTCGCTGTATTAAGGTTTTCGGCAAATCAGGGATGCATATGCAAATTATTTATCCTGCTGACTAACCACATAATTATACAGCAACACTTCAATAGACCGCCCTGCGGTCTATTTATTGCCTGTATTTTATAAAACTCCGCATACGTCGCTTACGAGTGGCGTTGATAGAGGTTTATGCAAGTCTGCCGCCATCATGTAGTATCGGGGTACATGCCACAACGGTGAGGAATTGTATGATTCTGCATAATGTGCTTAAAACTATATACATAGACAATGGCGACAATGATTTTTTGAAATATGAAATCATGGGGGAGCACGGTGGCGATGTAACAATAGCGATCGTATCAGCAGAAATTAAGTCAGTAGTTGGCGGAATAGAGTGTTATCTGTGGGCTAAAGTCGGAGAGCTAACATTTGAGTACCTTGATCCGCTAAAGAGAGGATCATTCCAGCAGACTGTAGCAATGGAATCTCCGCCGGGGAGAAGTATCAGCACCGTAATGCGGGAATGCAAAAAACACAGAGCTACCTGGCAAAGACCGTAACAAATACATAACCCGCTCCGGCGGGTTTTTTATTGGGGAAATCTATGCCACCACGTATACCACGCGCCTGTCGCAAGCGAGGCTGCGCAAAGACAACCACAGACCGCAGCGGATACTGCGAAGAACACCGCAATACAGGGTGGGAGAACCACCAGCAGGGCAGGAGCCGACACGAACGCGGGTACGGTACAAAGTGGGACCGTCTGCGTACTGGGGTGCTGAACAGGGATAAACATCTGTGCCAGCAATGTCTGCGTGAAGGCCGGGCAACTGAAGCAAAGACAGTCGACCACATCACTCCGAAAGCACATGGGGGTACCGATGCGGAAAGCAACCTGCAAAGTCTGTGCTGGCCATGTCACTACCGGAAGACGGCAACTGAACGCAATCGCGGCTGAACCGCTGCAATGCACAGGGGAGGGGGAGGTCAAATCTCTGCCGCTCCACCGCCAGAGGACCGCCGCCTTGCCTTTTTTCACATCGCCGCAGGTTAGAAAACTTTTTTTGGGGTTCCCCCAGCATGTATTAACAGGAGATATCTATTATGTCAGGACCACCAAGAACCCCGACACATCTGCGTTTGGTCAGGGGTAACCCATCAAAACGCCCGATCAATAAAAAAGAACCAAAACCACCGTCAGGGGTACCCCCAACTCCGAAGCATTTTTCTAAACAGGAAAAATACTGGTTCAGGCGGATGGCCGAAGAACTTAATGATATCGGCGTAATTACCAGACTTGACGGGATGGCACTGGAATTAATGATCGGCGCATACATCGAGTGGCGCCATCACCGTGATGTGATCGCTGAAGTCGGGGAGTCTTATCAGACCACGACCAGTACGGGTGACATTATTATCCGGGCGCATCCGCAGGTGGCTATGCGGGACCGGGCATTTAACAATATCTGCAAAATGATGTCAGAGTTTGGTATCACTCCGGCATCCCGGGCCAAGGTATCCGGTAACACACCAGCCGAAGAAGACCCTTTCGAGGCATTTCTGAAACAAAGAAAATGATGAATGGCAACCGTAGCAGACGGGATCCGGTACGCCGAGCAGGTGGTTGCCGGAGAAATAGTTACGGGCGAACTGATACGCCTGGCGTGTCAGCGGTTTCTTGATGATCTGGAATACGGCCCTGAGCGCGGTATTTATTTCATGGAGGAACGCGCCCGGCATATTCTGGATTTTTACCGGTTCGTCCCGCATGTAAAAGGGGCACTGGCAGGTAAGCCGATCGAGCTGATGCCGTGGCATACCTTTATTCTGATTAATATCTTTGGTTTCGTGATCCCGCTGGTTGATGAACTCAGCGGTGAGGCTCAGTACGACGATGACGGCGATCCGGTACTGGTTCGCCGGTTCCGGACAGCCTATAACGAAGTGGCGCGTAAAAACGCCAAATCCACCCTCTCATCCGGCATCGGTCTGTACATGACCGGCGCTGACGGTGAGGGGGGCGCCGAGGTTTACTCGGCTGCCACCACCCGTGACCAGGCCCGTATTGTGTTTGAAGATGCAAAAAACATGATCAAAAAGGCCAAAGGCTCACTCGGCCGCCTGTTTGAATTTAATAAGCTGGCGATTTACCAGGAGCGGTCTGCATCCAAGTTTGAGCCGCTGTCCAGTGACGCAAATAACCTCGACGGCCTGAATATTCACTGCGGCATTGTGGACGAACTTCATGCCCACAAAACCCGTGATGTGTGGGATGTGCTGGAAACCGCGACCGGTGCCCGCCTTCAATCCCTGCTGTTTGCGATTACCACAGCGGGATTTAACCGCGAGGGCATCTGCTACGAACTGCGGGATTACGCCATCAAGGTGTTGCGGGGCGTAGTGGAGGATGACACCTTTTTCGCGGCAATTTACACACCGGATGAGGATGATGACCCGTTCGATGAAAGCATCTGGATAAAAGCCAATCCGGGGCTGGGTGTCTGCAAGCGTTTTGACGATATGCGCCGCCTGGCGAAAAAGGCAAAAGAGCAGATTGCGGCCCGGCCTAATTTCCTGACCAAGCACCTCAATATGTGGGTGAATGCCGAATCCGCCTGGATGGATACCGGTAAGTGGGACAACTGCCCTGAAAATGCGCCGGATGATGAGCTGAAAAATTACCCGGTCTGGGTTGGTGTGGATCTGTCAAACAAAATCGATGTGACCGCAGCCGTTAAAGTGTATGAGGATCCGCGCGGACAACTGCATATGAAGTGCAAATTCTGGCTGCCGGAGGACAGAGTGGTGACTGCACCGAAGCATATCGCTGACCTGTACCGGAAATGGGGAGCTGCCGGTTATCTTGAACTGACGGACGGTGAGGTTGTCGATCACGACATCATCAAAGCCGACATTCTGGCATGGTGCGAAGGTGAGGATTTACGTGAACTCGGTTTTGACCCGTGGAGTGCCGTTCAGTTCTCCCGTCGCCTGGCGGAAGAAGGTATTCCGCTGGTGGAGGTGGCGCAGACGGTGAAAAACCTGTCTGAATCGATGAAAACCGTTCAGGCCGATGTATATTCCGGCAAATTTCACCATGACCACAACCCGGTAATGTCCTGGATGATATCGAACGTGACGGTAAAACCGGACAGAAATGACAACATTTTCCCGAACAAATCGACACCGGAAAACAAAATTGACGGGCCGTTTGCCCTGTTTACTGCCAAGTCACGCCAGATGGTGAACGGCGGGGAACAGGAACAAAGTTTGTCCGATGTTTTATCTTCCAGGGGCTTACGTTCACTCTGAGGAAATCCAATGAAATTACTGACTATTACCGCCCTGCTGGTGGGGGTTGCGGGTGCCTGTCTGCTGGCGTTCGGTGCCTGGCTGCTGATGCCTGCTGCCGGGTTTATCACTGCCGGCGGTTTATGCCTGCTCTGGTCATATCTGGTATCAAAATCAGCGGGAAGCCTGAATAACAACGGAGGATCATAATGTTCTTTCCCGGTTTATTCAGAAAATCCGATACGGGTATGAGTTCGTCAGAGCTCAGCGAAATGATCGGTCTGACCTATGACACCTATTCCGGCCGTCGCGTCAGTCCGCAACTGGCGATGCAGCTTACCGCAGTATTCAGCTGTGTTCGCGTGCTGGCGGAGTCAGTCGGCATGCTGCCGTGTTCTCTGTATGAACAGCTGGAGACAGGCAACCGCCGGGCTGTCCGTGAACGGCTTAACCGGCTTTTATCTGTAAACCCCAATAATTACATGACACCGCAGGAGTTCTGGGAATTACTGATCGCCTGCCTGTGTCTGCGCGGCAATTTTTATGCTTACAAAGTCAAAGCGCTGGGGGAGGTGGTGGAGCTGCTGCCGCTGGATCCGTCTTCAGTTACTCCAAAACTGAACAGTAAGTGGGAACCTGAATATCAGGTTACTTTTCCGGACGGAAGGCACGACACGCTGACACAGGATGATATCTGGCATGTGCGGATTTTCACCCTGGACGGATTAACCGGACTCAGTCCGATAGCGTATGCAAAACAGGCGGTCGGGCTGGGGCTGGCAACGGAGGAGCACGGCTCACGTCTGTTCGGGAACGGCGCGGTAACCAGCGGTGTCCTGCAAACTGACCAGTACCTGAAAGACGATGCCTGGGAGCGGCTGAAAACCGACTTTGAAAACCGGCATCAGGGACTGGCTAATGCACATAAACCCATGATCCTTGAGATGGGCCTGAAATGGCAGCAAATCAGCATGACATCGGAAGACGCACAGTTCCTTGAGACCCGCAAATTCCAGCTGGAGGAAATCTGCCGTATTTTCCGTGTGCCGCTGCATATGATTCAGAACACAGATCGGGCTACCTTCAATAACATTGAGAATCTCGGGATTGGTTTTATCAATTATTCTCTGGTGCCTTATCTGACCCGAATAGAACAACGTATCAATGCAGGACTGGTGAAACCATCAAAACAGGGTGTTTTTTACGCGAAATTCAACGCAGGGGCATTGTTACGCGGAGATATGAAATCACGGTTTGATGCTTATGCCACCGGTATTAACTGGGGGATCTATTCACCCAATGAATGCCGGGAACTGGAAGAGCTCAACCCGCGTGAAGGTGGTGATATCTGGCTGACACCGATGAACATGACCACAAAGCCTGAGAGCAGCCCGGAAAAAGAGGAAAAGCAGGATGTCGATGATGACTAAACAGCGGCTGGACATACCGCTGAAAATAAAGTCGGTCACTGAAACCGGCGAGTTTGAAGGATACGGATCGGTTTTCGGCGTGAAGGACAGCTACAGCGATATTGTTGTGCCGGGTGCTTTTCAGGCATCACTGAATGAATGGCGGGAGAAGGGCGGTCTTCCGGCCATGCTCTGGCAGCACCAGATTTCCGAACCGGTCGGTGTGTATACCGAAATGCGGGAGGATGATACCGGCCTGTATGTCAAAGGGCGGCTGCTTATCGAGGATGACCCGCTGTCAAAACGGGCTCATGCACATCTGAAGGCCGGATCATTATCCGGCCTTTCTATTGGCTACATCCTGAAAGACTGGGAGTACGACCGGAGTAAAGGGGCGTTTCTCCTGAAAGAAATCGATCTGTGGGAAGTGAGTCTGGTGACCTTCCCGTCCAATGATGAAGCCCGGGTCAGTGATGTTAAATCGGCATTTGCCCGTGGTGACATCCCGTCACAAAAAAGTATTGAGCGCGTCCTGCGTGATGCCGGACTGTCGCGGACACAGGCTAAGGCATTTATGGCCGACGGCTACCATGCTCTCTCTCTGCGTGACGCAGAGGAAGATGCACTGGAAACACTTAAATCCATTAATTTTAATCAGTAAGGGGCTGTTATGGCTGTTGATCATAAAGATATCAGTGAAGTGGCAAAAGAGCTGAAAGCGTCATTTGAAGAATTTAAGTCAAAAAATGACAAACGTATTGATGCCATCGAATCAGAAAAAGGCAGACTGGCCGAGTCAGTGGAAACGCTGAACGGCAAATTATCCGAACTGGACGAGCTGAAATCGTCGCTGGAAGCTGAGCTGGCCGCCGTGAAACGCCCGGCAGGTGGTGTGGCAAACAAAGATGTTGCTGAACACAAAAGTGCATTCGAACTGTTTGTCCGCAAAGGTAAGGATGACGGCCTGGCCGAACTGGAACAGAAAGCCATGCAGATTGGTTCTGATCCTGACGGTGGTTATGCCGTGCCGGAAGAACTGGATCGCAATATTATTTCTGCTCTGCGTGACGAAGTCATTATGCGTCAGGAATGTAATGTTGTCTCAGTCGGCACGCCGAATTACAAGCACCTCGTGAATATGGGAGGTACCGGCAGCGGTTGGGTTGGTGAGACTGATGCCCGTCCGGAAACCAGCACGTCAAAACTCGGTACCATTGAACCGGTGTGGGGTGAAATTTACGGCAATCCGGCGGCGACTCAGACCATGCTGGATGATGCCTTTTTCAACGTTGAGCAGTTCATTACCGGTGAACTGACAACTGAATTTGCAGCGCAGGAAGAAGCGGCATTCATCAGCGGAGACGGCAGCAAAAAGCCCAAAGGATTGCTGGCCTACGGCAGTGATGATAAAGCGGATAAGGAGCGTGACTGGGGCAAATTGCAACACCTGTTGCTGAAGAAACCGACCGAACTGACCGCTGATGAAGTGATGAAACTGATTTATACCCTGCGAAAACCATACCGTAACGGTGCTAAGTTTATGATGAATAACAATACGTTATTCAAAGTGCGCACACTGAAGGATTCCCAGGGGAATTACCTGTGGCAGCCGAGCCTGCAATTGGGTCAGCCGTCTGCATTACTGGGATATGGTATTGCGGAAAATGAGCAGTTTGCTGATATGGCTGCCGGTGCTGTTCCGCTGGCGTTCGGTAACTTCAGACGCTGCTACACCATCCTGGATCGTATCGGCATCCGTATGCTGCGCGACCCGTACACCAACAAGCCGTTTGTGCATTTCTATACCACGAAGCGTGTCGGCAGCATGATGGTGGACAGTAATGCTGTGAAATTACTGAAAGCTGCAGGTGCAGGAGGCTGATTAATTACGGCGGCAGAGATGCCGCTTTTCCGGAGGGTTTCATGCCATTACCGACAATTGAAGAGCTGAAAAGGCAATGCTATATCGATGGTGACCATGATAATGATCTTTTACTGCAATTTTTGAGTGCTGCCATATCAGAAGTTGAGCGGGTCACTAACAGAAAGCTTACCCCGGAAAAACCTGATAAAGACGACCCTGATACCTTGTTTTTAAGTGCGGATATAGTGCTCAGATTAAAACAGATGGTCGGATTTTGGTATGAAAACCGGGAGGGGCAGTCATTACCGGACTCTTTGTACCGCCATTTAAGAGATTACCGGCGCAGGCCGTAAGGATGAAATTATGCAGGCTGGTCGTCTGAGACATATTGTTGTATTTCAGAGAGCTGAAATCATAATACTCCCGTCTGGCCAGAGAGAAAAGTTATGGGTTGATATTGGCCCGGCTGTGAATGCGGAAGTCAGACCGGTCAGTGGCCGGGAACTGCTGACCGCCGGAGCGGAAATGTCAGAAATAACGGTCCGCGTATGGATGCGGTACCGGCCGGATATTCATCCTGCATGCCGGATGGTATATCGCGGTCAGGTCTACGATATTCAGGCTGTGATCCCGGATGTGAAATTTACCCGGCTGGAACTGCTGTGTAAACAGGGGGTGAAAGATGGCTGATATGAGGCTGGATTTGTCCGGTTTTGCTGAACTGTCCCATGATCTGGAATTACTCAGCTGGGCTGAAAATACCCGTGTGCTGCGGGAGGCTGCGAAAGCCGCAGCGGATATGCTGCGGGATGAGGTCCGGCAGAGTGCACCCCGCAGAACCGGCAGGTTAGTGCGTAATATCGTTACCGGCGGTCAGCGGAGCCGTTATAAAGGTGAGGTTGTCTCCGGTGTGTACATCCGGGGAACCAATGCCGCCGGAACCAACAGCGACAACACACTGAAAGCGGATGATCCGCGTAATGCGTTTTACTGGCGTTTTCTGGAAAACGGCACATCCAAAATGGCACCACAACCGTTTATCCGTCCGGCATTTGACGGTAAAGCGGATGAAGCAGCGGATCTGGCGCTGAGCAAACTCAGTCAGGCTATCGATAAGGTGCTGAGCGGATGAAAGAATCTGATTTGTTTTCTTTGCTTGACCCTGTGCTGCCGGGCAGGGTTTTTCCGTATGTGGCTCCGCAGGATGAACCCAAAATTCAGCCGCCGTGGTGTGTTTTTTCACTTTATGATACCGGCGGCGATGTGCTGTGCGGTCGTGCTGAGACAATGACCAATATCCAGATTGATGTGTATGCAAAAACCATCGATGAAGCCCGCCGGATCCGGGAACTGTCTGTTGCTGCTGTTTCTCCGCTTTCACCGGCGGAGTTCACAGAAAAGCAGGGCTATGAAGCGGATACCTCGCTTTTCCGGGCCACGCTGGAGTGTCAGGTCTGGCAATAACTTAATCTTGAACAACAAGCTGCTGCGGCAGCTTTTTTTATGCTTACAGGAAAATAATCATGCCGAGCAAATATGAAAAAACGCAGGGCACGAAAATCAGTATTTCAAAGCTGCCTGCAACAGAAGTGAACCCCGCATCCGCAGAATTTCTGCCGCTGGCCTGTGCGGCCAAAGAGATCAGTTATACCGGTGGTCAGAAGTCGGATATTGATGTCACAACCCTGTGCTCAACGGAGCAGGAAATGACCAACGGGCTGGCCTCTCCGGGGGAAATCACGATCTCCGGTAACTGGTCACCGGATGAAGGTCAGGAAGTTCTGCGTACTGCCTATGACAAAGATACTATTCATGCGTTCAGAGTGGAATTTCCGTCAGGTAATGGTTATGCCTTCCTGGCAGAAGTCCGTCAGAACAGCTGGAGTGCGGCAACCAGCGGGCTGGTCACCGCGTCTTTCACGCTGCGCATGAAAGGTAAGCCTGTTCCGCTGAAAAACGGGGCGGTAACTGAGCCGGGAAAGAGGGAATAAGCCGTGGCGAATCCGAAACTGTCATTAAAAGAACTGGCACTCAGTCCAAAAAACGCCTTCCGTTCAAAGATGGTGAAGGTACCTGAATGGAGCGGAGTCACCGTTATTCTGCGGGAACCGTCTTCGGCAGCCTGGCTCAGATGGCGTGAGCTGATGAATACCGGCGCAGACGGTGATGAAAAATTGTCAGAGGCAGAACAGGCGCAGCGCAATCTGCGTGCAGATGTGGTGATGTTTTCTGATGTGCTGCTGGATGAAGATAAAGAGCGGGTGTTCAGTGATGACGACACTGAAGAAGTGATGGCTGTTTACGGGCCGGTTCATGCCCGTTTACTGAAACAGGCGCTTGACCTGATGACCACGCCGGATGAAGCGGAAAAAAAGTAGCACAGCCCGGGATGTTTTTTCTGATGACACTTGCGCTCCGGATGGGGCGCACAGTGGATGAACTGACCAGAACGATGAGCGCCGGTGAGCTGACCATGTGGATGGCTTTTGACCGCCTCAGTCCGATCGGGGACATCCGCAGTGACATACAGACGGCCCATATTGTCTCATCGCTGTACGGCGCACAGGGCGGCAAACTCAGCCTGAATGATGCGATGCTGCAATGGGGAAAAACGGATAGCGGTGAGGCAGGTGACGGGCTGGAGGGTTTTCTGAAATCGGTATCTGAAAGCTGATTGTACTGACATAGCAGAGGACGTAATGGCAAAGCTTCGTGAGCTTATTATTAAAATATCGGCAAATTCCTCCTCGTTTCAGTCTGAAATAGCGCGCGCCTCACGGATGGGGGAGAACTATTACCGGACGCTGGAGCAGGGCGGACGCAAAGCAGCATCGGCATCACGTGAAACGAAACGGGCAATCAGTGAACTGAATAATGAACTGTCATCAATAAAATCGACAGTAACCGGTGTCATGGGGGCCATGGCCGGTGCTTTTGCCACGCAGCAGCTTATCAGTTATGCCGATACATGGAGCCAGTTAAGCGGTCGCCTGAAACTGGCCTCTGTGTCTGCGGAGGATTTCAGCCGTGCTCAGCAGGAACTGATGTCGTTAAGTCAGCGTACCGGCACATCACTGGCGGCAAATACCAACCTGTATGCCCGTATTGCGCAGTCAATGCGTGATGCGGGTTATGCCTCGGGGGATGTGGCAAAAGTCACGGAAACCATCGCAACCTCATTGAAGCTGTCCGGTGCAGGCACTGAAGAAGCCAGCTCTGTTATTACTCAACTCAGTCAGGCACTGGCTTCCGGTGTTCTGCGCGGTGAAGAATTTAACGCGGTGATGGAGAACGGCGGACGGCTGGCAAAACTGCTGGCAGCCGGAATGGGTACTACCATCGGCGGTCTGCGTGATATGGCGCAGAGCGGGCAGCTGACCACGGATAAAATCGTTCCGATCCTGACAAATACGGAGCAACTCAGAAAAGAATTTGAGCAGTTACCGCAGACCGTCAGTATGGCTTCGCAAAAGGTAGAAAACGCCTTTATGGCGTGGGTAGGCGGGGCTAATGAGGCATCGGGCGCAACCAGCACACTGACCGGTGCACTGAATGGCATTGCAGGAAATATAGACACCATCGCCACTGTTGCCGGTGCTCTGGTCGGGGTTGGCCTTGCGCGGTATTTCGGCGGGCTGACCGCCAGTGTGACCAAAGCAACCATCGGGGTGGCCAGTGCCGCAAAAGGCGAGGTCGCTCTTGCACAGGCTCAGCTGCGCGGGGCACAAATTGCGGTTGCCAGAGCGCGTGCGGCAGAGTACCGGGCACAGCAGGCACTCACCGCATCACGTGGCACGGATGCACAGGCTGCCGCAGAAAAGCGGCTGGCTGCCGCTCAGGCCTCCGTTGCCCGTAACGTGAATGCCCGCAATATTGCCCAGAATAACCTGAACAATGTCACGTCTGTCGGCACCCGTCTCCTGGGCGGGGTGCTCGGCCTTATCGGCGGGATACCCGGACTGGTGATGCTGGGGGCCGGTGCCTGGTACACGATGTACCAAAAGCAGGAGCAGGCGAGACAATCGGCGCTTGAATATGCTGGGGCTATCGATCAGGTTCTGTCAAATCTGAACAAAATGACGTTGCCGGAAACGTCGGATAATGCGGGGAAAACCAAAGAAGCTCTGGCGGCGCAAAATAAACTGGTTGATGAGCAGCGTCAGAAAGTTGAGGGATTAAAATCAGAGATAGCTGGGTATCAGCAGATGCTGGCCTCACCGGGACCAAGTATCAACGGCTATCTGATTAATCATCTGATCAGTCAGGAGGATGCGGTTAAATCCCTGACGGCTGCGCAGGATGAACTTTCGGTTGAACAGAGCAGGCTCAATGAGCTGAGCAAAAAATCGGAAGAGATTCAGTCAGCACTGAAGGCGGTCGAAAGTCAGCGTGATTTTCTTATTCGTCAGCAGTCTGCTGCCCAGAATAATATGCGTCATTCATTACTGATGGTGAATGCGGAGCATAGTGAATTTAACCGGATAATGTCTGCCGGAAATCAGATCCTGACTAACCGTCTGGCTCTGGTTAACAGCCCGATGCGTATCCCGGCAGCGCCTCTCAGCGAAAAACAGCAGGATTTCATTCAGAAATCAGAGCGGGACAAAGAACTGTCCGCACTGACCGGGGAAGCCCGTGTTATCCGGCAGGCTGAGTTTGCCGCAGATGATATCGGTCTGCTGAATAAACCCGAATTTGCCGATAACCGGCAGAAATACATTGATAATCAGGTGGCAGCCTACCGGAATCAGGAAAAGCTGAGTAAGGAACTGAAAGCGGGTAAAAGCGCCCAGAGTGCTTTCAATAAAGAGCAGAAAGAAGCGGAACGTCAGGCGGAGCAGTATGCCCGTAAAATGGCGGATCTGAGTGTGGCTACGGAGGTTCAGAAAGTCAGGGCCACGCAGGGAGAGAAGGCCGCAGAGCTGTATGCGGCTGCGCATGAGGCCGGTACCAAATGGACGGATGAGCAGCGAAAAGCGATCCGCGCATCCTCTGTTGCCCTGGCGGAGTGGACACAAAAGGCCGACGAGGCGGTCAGAAAGCAGCGTGAAATGGATGATGCGCTGAAAGCGATGCGTGACGGTGCCCGGAAATTCAGTGACGAAGCGGAGCAAATTGATAAAACCCGGGGAATGGGCGGAAACCGGCGCAGTCTTTACGATGAGCGTCAGCAGATTGATCGTGTTTATGCCAAATCTGATCAGGGAAAAAGTGCGACCGAAGCTTATAACCGGGAGATTGATGCGCTCAACCTGAAATATCAGAAAATAAAGGAGGTTCAGTCTGACTGGACCAGCGGGGTTACCCGGGGGATGGAAGACTGGGTTGCTGAGGCCGGAGATTATGCGGAGCAAACCGCATCAGCAGTGCAGAGCGCCATGGGCGGTATGGTGAATAACATCACTGACATGCTGAACGGAAATAAAGCCAGCTGGCGCGACTGGTCAATAGATGTCCTTAAATCCATCCAGAAAATACTGGTCAACGCTGCCATCGTGAACAGCCTGAAATCCATGTCAGATGCCGGTGGCTGGATTGGTGCTGTCGGTAACTTTCTGGGAGGTGCCGCGGCAAATGCCAAAGGCGGAGTTTATGATTCTCCGGGCCTGAGTGCGTACAGTAATCAGATAGTCAGCACCCCGACTTATTTTGCGTTTGCCAAAGGTGCCGGGCTGATGGGGGAGGCCGGACCGGAAGCGATTATGCCGTTAACACGGGCGGCGGATGGCTCTCTGGGTGTCCGGGCGCTCGGCGGAAATCAGAACAGCGGTTCAGCGGCACCACAGGTGTTTATTACCATCGACAGTAACGGCAGCAGCCAGACGCAGTCGTCGGCTGGTTATGAGCAGTTTGGTAATGAAATTGCCGCATTCGTCGATCAGCGTTTCCGCGTACTAATGGACAAAGACACCCGCCCCGGCGGAGCCGTCTGGAATCTGACTAAGGGGAAAAGATGATCGAAACATTCACCTGGTGTCCCCGTGTTAATCCCACGGAGGACATCACCTATAAAACCCGCAGGGCGAAGTTCGGTGATGGTTATGAGCAGGTATCCGGTGACGGTATCAACGCCCGCAGCCAGAAGTGGTCACTGGAATTTACCGGTCGCGGGGAGTACATCACGGCTATCCGTCAGTTTATCGACCTTCACGGCGGCATAAAGGCTTTTCAGTGGAAACCCCCGCTTGAGCCGGTCGGTCTGTACCGGTGCGCCGAGCATAAACTTACCCCGCTCGGCGGTGACAACTATTCACTTTCTCTCACTTTTACCCAGGCATTTAAACCATGATCACAAACGATTACCAGAAGCTGGAACCGGGTAATGCCGTCCGGCTTTTTGAGGTTGACGGTACCGCGTTCGGTGTGCCGGATATTTTGCGGTTCCATGCATACAATATTCCTCACACTGAGGCAGAGATTACTGCCGCTGGTGGTGCCCCTGAAAAACTGCCGGCGAAATCCATCTGGTGGCAGGGCGAAGAGTACCGTGCGTGGCCGGTGCTGATTGACGGGATTGAGGCATCCACAACGGGGTCCGGCGCACAGCCGAAGTTATCGGTGGCAAACCTCGATGGCTCAATCACCGCGCTGTGCCTGGCATATGATGACATGCTGAAGGCGAAAGTCACGATACATGATACCCTGGCGCACTATCTGGATGCGGTAAACTTTACGGATGGTAACCCGGCGGCAGATCCGACACAGGAAAAAGTCTCTGTCTTTTATATCGACAGCAAATCATCGGAAACTAACGAGGTTATCGAGTTTGAATTAGCTAGTCCGATGGATCTGCAGGGGGTACTGATCCCGACACGGCAACTGCATGCAATGTGTACCTGGTGTATACGCGGCAAATACAAATCCGGTGATGGCTGTGATTATGCCGGGCAGAACGGGTATTTCGATAAGCACGGCAATCGTGTGGATGATCCGGCACAGGATCAGTGCAGCGGCATGCTGAATACCGGTTGCTTCCCCCGCTTCGGCAAAAACAATCCGATCCCGTTTGGCGGCTTTCCGGGAACCTCATTACTGAGGAAATAATGATGCGTAAAAACATTCAGGCAGCCATTTTTGCCCACGCAGAACGTGAATACCCCCGCGAGTGCTGCGGGGTGATCGCGCAAAAATCCCGGGTGGTGAAATACTTTCCCTGTCGTAATATTGCGGCCACACCGGAAGAGCACTTCGTATTATCGCCGGAGGATTACGCCGCTGCGGAGGATTGGGGTACGGTGACCGGTATTGTTCACAGTCATCCGGATGCCACCACCCGGCCGTCAGAACTGGATAACGCACAGTGCGATGCCCTCGGTGTGCCGTGGTATATCGTCAGCTGGCCGGAGGGGGATCTGCGGACTGTTCAGCCACGCGGTGAGCAGCCATTACTTGGGCGACCTTTTGTGCTCGGGTTTACGGACTGCTGGGGGCTGGTAATGAGTTGGTTCAGGCAGGAGCGCGGCATTGAACTGCCGGATTACCGGGTCGACTATCCTTGGTGGGAGCAGGGCGAAAACCGTTACGCCGATAACTGGCGGGAAGCGGGATTTATTCAGGTTGACGACCCGCAACCAGGTGATGTCATCGTGATGCAGGTACAGGCACCGGTTGCCAATCATGCCGGTATTCTGCTGCCTGATAACATGCTTCTGCATCACTTATACAGTCACCTGAGTCAGCGGGTGCCGTATGGTGGTTACTGGCGTGACCGTACAGTGATGGTACTGCGTCATGAGCAACTGATATGACCCGCTCCGGCGGCTTTTTTTACGGGTGAAATATGTCACAGGAAATTATGGTGAAAATTGTACTCGGCGGTGTGCTGGGTAAAACCTTTGGCAAAATACATCAGCGCCTGGTCAGCACAACCTCCGAAGCGGTCCGTGCTTTATGCTGCACAATTCCCGGGTTTGAACGCTATCTGAATACCAGTAAATCCCGCGGCTTAACGTATGCGGTATTTCGCGGTAAAAAAAATATCGGGGTGGATGACCTCGTTTTTCCGGTGACGGATGATGTTATCCGGATTGTGCCTGTTGTGATCGGCAGCAAACGCGGGGGATTGCTGCAGGTTATTTTCGGCGCGGTGATGGTGGCTGCTGCGTTCTGGACAGGCGGTGCGTCAGTGGCGGCATGGGGAGCGATGCATACCGGGCTGGCCATGACCGGCGTATCCATGATGCTGGGCGGTATAATCCAGATGTTGTCCCCGCAGCCGGGCGGGCTTGCCATGAAAGACCAGGGCGAAAATAAACCATCATATGCATTCGGTGCGCCGGTGAACACCGTTTCTCAGGGCTATCCGGTACCGATCGGTTATGGTAAGCGCCGCATCGGCGGCGCGGTTATCTCAGCCGGAATTTACGTCGAAGATCAGCAGTAACTTTCCCTTCAGTTATCCAGCAGGAAATCCACAATGACACAAATCACAGGCCGCAAAGGTGGCGGTGGCAGCCCGCGTACGCCCGTCGAACAACCGGACGACTTACAGTCCGTAGCCAAAGCTAAATTGCTGATCGCCCTCGGTGAAGGTGAATTTGCCGGTGAGCTGACCGGGAAGACTATTTTTCTGGATGGTACCCCGCTGCTGAATGCTGACGGATCAGAAAACTTTCCCGGCGTGGTGTGGGAATACCGTCCCGGCACCCAGGCACAAACCTATATACAGGGGATGCCTGCGGCGGAGAATGAAATCACCGTTGGTACCACCGTGCAGAGCAGCACGCCGTGGGCACACGCATTCACCAACCCGCAACTATCCGCTGTCCGCGTCCGCATGAAATGGCCATCCCTGTTCCGCCAGGAGGATAACGGGGATATGGTCGGTAACGAGGTGGCATACGCCATTGATTTACAGACTGACGGCGGGAGCTGGAAAACCGTTGTGGACGGACGTGTAAAGGGCAAAACAACTTCCGGTTATGAGCGCACCCACCGTATTGATCTGCCGCAGTCGGCCACATCCTGGACACTGCGTGTGCGTAAAATCACGGCAGATGCCAACAGCGCAAAAATTGGTGACACCATGGTGCTGCAGAGTTACACCGAGGTGATTGATGCCAAACTGACCTATCCGCATACCGTGCTGCTATATATTGAGTTTGACTCAAAACAGTTTAACGGCTCCATCCCGCAGGTCACCTGCGAGCCGAAGATGCGGATCATCCGTGTACCGTCAAACTATGACCCGGAGCACCGGACGTATTCCGGTACCTGGGACGGTTCGTTTAAATGGGCATGGACCAATAACCCGGCCTGGGTCTTTTACGATATCGTGATTTCCGATCGTTTCGGCCTCGGTGACCGTATCAAAATTCAGAATATCGATAAATGGGAGTTGTACCGCGTTGCGCAGTATTGTGACCAGCCGGTACCGGACGGCAAAGGTGGCAACGGCACTGAGCCGCGCTATATCTGTGATGTGTATGTGCAGGATCGCAATGAAGCCTATACCGTGCTGCGGGATTTTGCGGCCATCTTCCGGGGAATGACCTACTGGGGCGGAAACCAGATTATCACCCTGGCGGATATGCCGCGCGACATTGATTACAGCTACACCAAAGCCAACGTGCTGGACGGTAAATTCACCTATTCCGGCAGCAGCAGTAAGGCCCGCTATTCCTCCGCTCTGGTGTCGTACTCAGATCCGCTGAACGGCTATGCCGATGCGATGGAGCCGGTGTTTGAAAATGAGCTGGTTTACCGGTTCGGCTTTAATCAGCTGGAAATGACGGCAATCGGCTGTACCCGGCAGTCAGAGGCCAACCGCAAAGGCCGCTGGGGGATACTCACCAACAACAAAGACCGGGTAGTGACATTCAGTGTGGGGCTGGACGGTAATATCCCGCAGCCGGGGTACATCATTGCAGTGGCGGATGAAAACCTGTCCGGGAAAGTGACCGGCGGCCGCGTCAGTGCGGTGAATGGCCGGAGTATCACCCTCGACCGCAAACCGGATGCCGCGCCGGGTGACCGGCTGATGCTGAATCTTCTGTCCGGTAAATCACAGGCCCGCACCATCCAGATGGTCACGGATAACGTTATAACCGTTACCACGGAATACAGCGAAACGCCGGAGCCGGAATGTGTCTGGGTAACGGAATCAGATGAGCTGTACGCCCAGCAGTACCGGGTGGTGAGCGTGACTGAGAATGATGACGGCACGTTCACGATATCGGCGGCCATGCATGATCCGGACAAATACGACCGGATAGATACCGGCGCGGTACTCGATGAACGTCCGATCAGTGTTATTCCTCCCGGCAACCAGTTCCCGCCGAAAGATATCACCATCAGCTCCTATTCTGTCGTTAACCAGGGGATCAGCATTGAAACCATGCAGGTAACCTGGTCACCGGCGGAGAACGCGATTGCCTATGAGGCGCAGTGGCGGCGCTATGACGGCAACTGGATCAATGTGCCGCGCAATGCCACCACCTCGTTTGACGTGCCGGGGGTCTATTCCGGCCGCTATCTGGTGCGGGTCAGAGCGATTAATGCAGCGGAAATCTCCAGCGGCTGGGGATATTCAGAGGAGACCCGGCTGACCGGGAAAGTGGGTGATCCGCCGATGCCGCTGAACTTCCGGGCATCCACACTGGTATTCGGGATCAAACTGAACTGGGAGTTCGGGAAATTCACGGAAGACACCCTGAAAACCGAAATTCAGTACAGCAAAACCAATGACGGGCAGAATCTGTTACTGCTGGCTGATGTGCCGTACCCGTCCCGCTCTCACGAACTGGCCGGTCTGGCCGCCGGTACCGCGTTTTATTTCCGTGCCCGCCTGGTGGATAAAACCGGTAACCAGTCTCCTTGGACTGACTTTGTGCGCGGTGTGGCCGAGTTCGATGCATCGAACATTATTGATGAAGTGGCCGCCGGGCTGGGCGACTCTCAAATTATCAAAGACCTGCAGTCGCAGGCGGATGATAATTTCGAGGCCATCATCAACAACGCCAACAACGCATACGGCCAGTGGGGCTACTGGCAGCGCGAAAACGGCGCGATGAAAGCGGAAATTATCGAAGTCCGCAACTACACGGTCACGGAAACGAAGGCACTTGCAGAGAAACTGGATGCGGTACAGGTTAAAGCTGAAGATGGTCTGGCGCTGGCGCAGAACTCCATCCGCGCGCAGTGGGATATGGCATCCGGTCAGGCATCGGTGGTCCACGATATGAAAGTCCGGATCCGTTATAACGGTGAGGATTATTCCGCCGGTATGGTGATCGGGGCTGAGCTGAAAGGTGGTCAGGTGAACACGCTTATCGGCTTTAACGCGCAGCAGTTTGCGTTTTATAATCCGGTAAAAAAATCGATGGATCTGTTCATGTACATGAAGGACGGACAGGTCTTTATGCGTGAGGCGTTCATTAATCAGGCATGGCTTAACAGTGTGGTTGTCACTGACAAAATGCAGTCAGAGAACTACGCGCCGGGTAAAACAGGATTCCTGATTGATGCGAAAACCGGGAAAATGGAAATAAATGGTTCTGATACCTCCGGTGGCAGGATGGAAATTAAGAATGACCAGATCCGTGTGTGGGATGAAAAAGGTCGTCTGAGAGTTGAAATCGGAAGATTAACAGGATGAACACTATGAAATTTAAGGTGCTTATTTTATCTGCGATTATTTTGTCTGCTGCCGGGTGTGCTGTCAGCATGCCTGCTGTTACAGATGTGGACTGTGTCGCTTATTACCGTGAATCAACGTTCCCCGGACCTGTTCATAAGCTTCATCTGGTGAAAAAGAAAAATGATAACCGGAAGTATCAGAACAGGATCTGGTATAAGCAATCCGGTCTGAGTGGTGTGAAATTTACCGGAGGCTGGATACCGGAAAGTATACTGGAGAATATGGAATGCCGGGATTCGGAATAAAGGCATTTGATGATCAGGGCCGTGATACGGTTTATATGCTGTCTAATTTTGCCCTGCCACTGCTGCCGATCAGCGGCAGTGGTTCCCAAACTTATAATTTACCGGTCGGAGCAAAATTATATGCTTTTCCGGTAAGTGGGGTATTCGGTGGTATTGATATTACAGTCAAAGGTAATACGGTTTCGTGGAGGAATATTGTCTCACCGAATAAGTTAATTATTATTTTTTCAATGGGGGTGCTGTGACATTTGGATTTACAGTTAATGACGCTACTAACAGAAAACTATTTACCCCGTCAGGAAAGTGCTACGTTTTATATCGTGTTATGAACGTAGGCTCAGGAAAAAATAAAGCGTCATATCATGATACAGGTATAAGTCGAACCAGTGACCCTGTCCCGCTTTGCTTTGTCCGCAGTACCGAGATGTATACATCATCAAATACTCCGCCGCTTGGATGTGTTTTTCTTGGACGATTCGGCACTTATAATGATCAAAACCATATTATTACTGCAGAAAATACCCGTTCAGTGATTTACCTGTTTATGCCGGGTAACTGGGTGGAAAACAAAGAAGGAAAGCAAAAATGGGGAGCCAGGTTTTATGATGAGGATGGAGAGGTCAGCTTTTGTGGCTGGCAAAAACCTCTGATAATTGACGGGTATATTTCATCTGAAGATGGTACATCACAACAACTCAGAAAAAATACCAATGCGATACTGATGAGGGCATTAGGAGAGATGTCTCTGTATATTCCATCAATGGATCCCACCTTGCCGGTGATATTTTTTGTCACCGGGACTGCATACAACGGAAGAAGTGCACCGTTGTTCAAAACAGTCGGATTGCAGGGCGGAGGGGCTAATTATGGACGGAGTTACAAAGGTCATATTCCTTATATTGATACATCTATATACGAATAATAACAATAACCGCTCCGGCGGTTTTTTTTCGTCTGAAATCCGGGAGGTCTCATGATTTATACAGACGGCACCGTAGCCATTAAAGCCGGTTCACCGATTGTGACCGGCACCGGTACACAGTGGAAAAAGAACATTCACGGCGTGGCCCCCGGCCAGCTTATCTGTATTGAGAACGGTGTGACACCTGTCAGTATGATGATCCGCGCGGTAAACAGTGATACCGATCTGGTGTTGTCATTCAATGCCCCGGTAACACTCAGCGGCGCAAAATACTCCATTGCCACCACAGTACCGGATACCATTTCAGATGCGGCCCGCACTATGTCAGCCAATCAGGGCTATATCGTGTATTTTCTCCAGGCCATGCAACAGTGGATGACAGATACCGGTCAGGTGGAAATTGAATTGCCGAATGGACAGAAGGTGACGCTGGATAGCATTAAAGCTCTGAATGAAGCCATCAGCAAAATACCGAAAGTGGTTCAGGAGCCCGGTCAATCGATGGCGGATGTTATGAGCCAGAGGGCTGTAATAGATTGGGTTAATGGTATGTTATCAAATAACCCCGATAATCAAACTACAGTAGTTAAAGCTATATCTGATTCGTATCTGTGGGTCAGCGGTGGAGGTAAATTCGGATATACATATAAAAAACAAAACTCGTTTGTTGTTGATGCATCCGGCAATTACGCATCCCTGAACGGAAACGGAGAATATACCGGCTTCAGACTGACGAAATCAGATGGTCGTTATGTGTTATTGGAGACAAATCCGCACGCAGGTACGGCATCAATGCTTAATATTGTGTATAGACAACCTAACGGAGAAAATCAGCATGTTGTGACGATACCATATGACACTGGCGTAGTTGCGACTCGCTCCTGGATTCAGCAGGCAACCGGATGGGGGTCAGTATATGCGGATTACCCTCCGTATATGACAAATTTCACTAACACTAATTTGCCTAATGGTATGTATAGGTTTGACCAGAACAGTCAAAACCCACCCTCTATTATAGGCGACAGATTTGGCAGCGTTATAACCACGCGGTATTCCGGGGATATTGGACAAAGGATAGTCCTTCCTAACTACGGTGCGACGCACATGGCGGTACATCGGTATACCGGTTCCGCATGGGAATCGGTAAGGGTACTGACATCAAACTTATATACCATCGATGGGAGCGGATACTATAAAACAGCTTCTCCTATCATCCAAATCCACCCGGACGGCAATTACGAAACCAACGACGAATCCGAAGGCGCTGAAGTCCGCCGTACCGGCACCGGCCAGTATCACATCACCGGTATACTCGGTTATAACTCAGATGGTGCCTGGGGTGTAAACGGTGGTATTTCGGTACCGAAAGACAATAACGGCCTTGAGTTGATTTATGTCGATGACCGCGTACTGGAAGACGGCAGTATTATCATCGAAACCTGTCACCGTCAGCATGCGCATTTGCCGGAACGTTTCCAGAACTGGCGGCTGAAAGACGTCACCCCGGAAGGTGAGCGCATCTTTTATCAGGACGGTGAACCGTGTGACCTGCCGGAATCCACCCGTCTTGATGTGCGCGTGGAAATGCCGCAGGGCTCTGTGTGGAATGTTAAGCAACGTGAACTGGCTGAACAGATGGAGCGCGAGCAGGCAGAATGTGAAGTGATCTTCCCCTCCAAAAGTGGACACAGTCCTAAGCGAGGTTCTGGTTTTCAAATTGTTCCGGGCTGAGACCGCCACAAGCACTGTGACGACGCCAACGATTATAATCACACTCGATATAATTAAA